CCCTGGAGGACGTTATCTTTATTACGCCGGACGGCCCTACAAAGCCTATAACAACTGTTATTTGCTACGTGCGGAAGAAGACACCCGAGAAGAGTGGAGCAACGTAACATGGCGAGCAATGTCTTGTCTGATGACTGGTGGGGGTATTGGAATTGATTACAGTAGACTACGCCCGGCTGGAAAAGCTCTATCTCGTACTGGTGGCACGGCTAGTGGGCCTCTCCCCCTCATGTATGCAATCAATGAAATCGGACGGAATGTTATGCAAGGCGGAAGCCGACGCAGTGCAATCTACGCTAGTCTCAATTGGCAACATGAAGACATTCCTGAATTCCTTAGAGCAAAAAATTGGAATGAAGTAACGAAGGCCGCTAAGGCCGAGAATTTCAATGCTCATGCTCCCCTGGACATGACCAACATTTCTGTAAACTATGACGACGCTGCTTTGGGAGAAGTCATTTATCATGGAGATAAATGGCCGGAGGTCCAGCATCGGCTGGCCGACAATCCAGTGTTTCTACAGAATGTACGTCAGGCGATGGAGACAGGTGAGCCGGGCTTTAGTTTTAACTTTGGAAGTAAACAGAATGAAACTCTTCGCAATGCTTGCACAGAAGTTACGTCCGAAGACGATAGTGACGTATGTAACCTTGGCTCCATCAACCTCGGAAACATTACCGACATTGAGCAGTTCAAATCAGTTGTGTCACTTGCTTCTAAGTTCCTCGTCTGCGGCACTTTACGTGCCGATCTTCCCTACGACAAAGTCTATAAAGTTAGAGAAAAGAACCGAAGGCTGGGTCTTGGCCTCATGGGAATTCACGAGTGGCTTCTCCAACGAAAACAACCATACGAAGTAACAAAGGAACTACATGATTGGCTCAAAGTTTACCGGGACGAATCCGAACGAGCAGCTAATGAACACTGTGACAGGTTTTATATCAGCCGTCCGGTCGCTTACCGAGCAATTGCCCCGACAGGCACAATTGGTATCCTTGCGTCAACTACAACGGGAATTGAGCCTCTATTTGCAGTGGCATACAAAAGGCGTTACCTCACAAATGGAACACAGTGGAAATATGAATATGTCGTCGATGCCACAGCAGAACGAATCATCCAGGAGCATGGTGTCGAGCCAGCGACAATTGACACAGCATACAAACTAAGCCATGACTATGAACGACGACTCAAATTCCAAGCAGACATTCAAGATTACGTTGACATGTCAATTTCAAGCACCATTAACTTACCCTCTTGGGGCTCACGAGGCAATAATGAAAGCACGATTACCCACTTTGCAGAGACGCTTGCAAAATATGCTCCGCGACTGCGTGGGTTTACCTGCTACCCCGATGGGTCCCGTGGAGGGCAGCCTATCACCGAAGTTGACTACGCCGAGGCCATCAAGCACAAAGGAATTGTCTACACAGAACACGATGTGTGTGACATCACAGGACACGGTGGCTCATGCGGAGTATAAAGCCTATGTTAAATCAAAGTATGAAATGGATGGCTATTGACTACTATTGCGTGTAACTCCACATCAATTGCCTGTGACCTTCAGTTTACATATGGGGGTCACACAAAATTTAAAGGTAAGAGTAAAATCTTGCCTTTGGAGGGCAAGGTGTGTGAAGATATGTTTGGTACAAAACAGGCTTACATTGGTTTCTCTGGCAATGCGGACCAATGGGGTGAAGTAATTAGTTGGTTTTCTGACCCATCCGGTAAACCACCTAAATGCTCCAAAATTGAGTTCCTTATGTTAAACTACAAGAAGCAAATCTTTCATGCTACCAACCTACGCAACTGGATGCTCATTCCTGAGAAGCATTTTGCCATTGGTAGTGGTATGCAATTTGCTCTTGCTGCTATGACAGCGGGACAAACCCCGCTAGAAGCATGTAAAACTTCTAGCAAGCACGATCCAATGACTGGACTTGGTTTTCAAGAATACAAGTTCTAAAAAGAAAAGGGGCCTTTCGGCCCCTTTTTTCATTGTCCCTCAAACATTCGTCGTTCTTTAGCTCGACGAACTACAAGACCTTTAATCTCTTTACCGTTATCAAATTTCCATCTATCAAACTGTTTAGCAGCAGCTTCATACTGCTTGCTGTTTAATAGTTGAAGCATTGTTGATCGAGAAAAAGCATTCTCTCCAATGTTATACACAAACGACACCAGAGCATCAAACATGTTCTGCTTGAGTGGTACTTTTACGAGTTTGTTTACAGCAGTTTGTGCCCAAGCCAAGTCGGCCTGTAGCGCAAGCTCTGCTTCCTTCTCAGTAATGACCATTCCCTGTTCAACTGGCCTGTCATTCCAACGAATGGTTCCATAGCCAATTGTCCACACCCCTCCAGTGTCTTTGTAGGCGTTAGCCTCAAAACCCTCATATTCTTTGAGGGCTTTAATTCCATTAAAACTTACTTGCATCTTAATATCCTAATTTATCTAGAGTTTCGTTCAACCGAGCGAGAGCCAAAGCACTCTCAACAGTATGGCTCTTCTTGCTTGCCATACGTTGCCCAGGAGTCATATATTCTTCTTTAATCTGTGTCTCAAGCTGGTCACGAGTAAAGCTCTTCCCAGAGAGTTCAGCATAAAGCTTAATACGATCCCGAGCACTGCCCATGTTGTTGTTGCGTAGGTCGTTGTAGATTTTATTCGGTAGAGCACGTAGTACAGTAGCACTTTGCATTTCCTTCGTGCGAGCCTTGTATTCCAGTTCCCGAACAACTGCTTCCTTCTGGCTTCTGAAGCCTAGAGCACGTAGCTTCTCCTCCTCTGGAGTACGGCTATACATTCCCTTACGGTCTGCCAAGTTCTTTGGTGAACCATAGGTACGTGTATCCCCCGTCTGCACAGAAGTTTGATCTTTGAACACACCAGTCTCAGCAGCACCAATTAAACCACTTGGCAGACTAGTCATAGCAACCTGCGCTTGCTTCTGTGGATTCAATGGGTCTACAGCCAGCTTTCCAATGTTCCCGGCTTGATCTAACAAGTCAGCAATAGGAGCACCAGGAGTCTGAATCATTTCACTGGGAATAGGAGCAGCAGCACGGGACGTAAGAGCTACCCCGCTTTGTGTTGAAGCACCGCCATACAAAGCAGCCTCACCACCAGGACTATCTAACACCAACTGCTTTAGACTAAAATCTTTAATCTTAGCCCACACTTGGTCATTCTTCTCTGAAGCAAACTTCTTGAGGTATTCAATAAACTTGTCAGCCTCAGCAAAGCCAGGAACACCCATAGCACCAGCCATATAAGCTTGTACACCAAACATAGCCATTGCTGGTAAGACATTGCCTGTTTTAGCTTCACGCACAGCCCAACTCCACTGGTTGTAGTAGTTCATTGGAAATGTTTGTAGTACGTTCAACGCATTACCAATGTTGCCCATCTTATTGAAGATTGGAGCACGCTCCCCCTCACGATAGTCACCCATGGAAATATTGGTCTTTTCCTCGGCTACACGGAATAGCTCCAAGTCATTCTTAAACTTACCACTAGAACGTAGTTGTTCTACATAGGTCATATAGGTGATGCTACGAAGATAGGTTTCAGGAAGAGTAATCGACTTGCTAGCAATTTTACCAGCCTGTGCTGTTTTACTAAAGCTACTTTCAATGGGGCTTTCGTCATAAATAGAACGAGCAACCACTGAGTTGTCTTCGGCATATTTCATAGCACGGGCGACGAAGGCATCATAGCCAGGAATGGCACCAAGAGTCTTGTAGAACTTTGGACCCATCTGCCCTAAGTGGCCTGTAGCCATAGCAATACCCAACAGAGGACCATTGACCAATGCTGACACAGGATTACCACCATACTTAACTTGTAGGTCCGTTAGGTGGGGAAGAATGTTACCAGCCTGAATAACGTTAGAAGCAGCAAAGCCTAGGTTTAGGGCTAGCTTCTGTGTCACCCACAGGTTCTTACCAAAACCAATACCACGTCCAATTTGGTTAGGACTAACCCCTAATTCACGCACTTGATTCTCTAATGCCTTGATTACCGCATTCTCATTAGCACCAAGCTGGTCTGAGAAATAGTCACGTAGATATTGCACGTTGTTGGGCTGCTGTAGTTGTAGGTCTTGGTCAGCCAAGAGTACCTTCAAGTCTTTACCAGCTTCCTGTAGGGCACTCCAATTATGAGCATTCTTAGCGTAGGCAATTTGTTGTTGGAACATCGCTAGTG